GCCGGGGGGCGCGGCGGGGCGATCGGTGCGGCCTCGAGCCCCGCCGTGCGGGTCGCCCTCAGCACCGGTGGGGCGGTCGCCGGGGGCTCCCCGCCGTCGGAGGGCCTCGGCGACACCGCCGGGCGCGGCGGGGCCGTCGGCGGCGGGAGGGCACCGGGTGCGTCCGCCAGGTCGACGCAGGCCGGGGGCCTCGCCTCGGGACGTGAGCCCGGGGTCCGCGTCCTCGCCGTCGTCGGTGGGGCGGGTGGCTCCGGCTCGAGCCCGCCGGGGGTCGTGGTCGTCGTCGCCGTCGGTGGCGGTATTGCGGGCGGGGTTGTGATCGTGGAAGCTGACGAAGGGCTGAGCGTCGCCGGAGGCGGGGTCCCCCGCCTCGGGATCGAGTCGATGGGGGTGGTCTAGGTGGCGCGATACGAGCGGCCGGGAGTCGAGTTCTCGGTCACGTACGACTCCCCGACGACGGGGCTCACCGGCACGTTCGGGGTGACGATCATCCGGGCCTCCGACGAGGCGGTCATCGTCCCGCGGACCACGGCCGGGATCGTCGAGGCCCCCGCCGGGACCGGCCTCTACACGTACACGGGCATCACCCCCGCCGTCGGCTCGTACCTCGTGATCGGCGACGACGGCACCGCCACCCCCGCCGGGACGACCGCCGAGGCCCTGATCGTCACGACCTCCGGCCTGCCCGACCTCCCCGCAGGCGGGGTCGGGGCGGGGCCGTGCTCCCTGTGGACCTCCGAGGACGCGGTGACCGCGTGCTGTGGCGGCATCCCCGACGGGGTGGACGTCGGCTACGCCGTGCAGGTCGCCTCCGCCCTCCTGTACGAGCTGAGCGGGCGTCGCTACAGCGGCCACTGCCGGGCGACGGTCCGGCCTCAGCAGGTGTTCACGACGTGCGGCCCGCGCGGATGGTGGCGCGCCGGGCGGCGGCCGTGGGGGTGCCGAGCCCTCGACGACGTGATCCTCGCGGGGTACCCGGTGCGGGAGATCGAGGAGGTGAAGCTCGACGGGGTGGTCCTCGACCCGTCGGCCTACATGCTCACCGGCGGGCGGTACCTCCTGCGGACCGACGGGTCGTGGTGGCCCTCCTGCCAATACATCGAACTGCCCGACTCCGAGGACGGGACGTTCTCGATCACGTACACATACGGGGCGGACCCGCCGCTCACCGGTCGCCACGCCGCCGCGAAGCTCGCGTGCGAGGTGGCGCGGGCGTGCGACGGCGGGGACTGTGCCCTCCCCGAGAACGTGAGCCGGGTCGTGCGGCAGGGTGTCGAGGTGGCGGTCGACGCCGCCCGGGCGCTCCCCGGCGGCCTCGGTCTGCAGGAGGTCGACGCGTTCCTGCGCGCCGTCGGCCCCGGCCGGAGGCGACCTGCCGTGGTGAGTCCTGACTCCCGGCGATACCCTCTCGTCGTCACCGCAGGACCGGCCGACTGAGGAGGGGAACGATGGCACGCAACCCGCTGCTCGACGCTGAGGGCTATCACGGCGACCCGCTCAAGGGTGTCACCGCCACCAACGCCGATCTCGCCGAGGTGGGCGAGGCGCAGACCGTCGACGTCGACTCCCTCGAGTCGTACGCCGTCGGCGGGGGCTATTACGAGATCGACGGGGTGAAGATCCGCGGGAAGGCGAAGGCGCAGGCCGCGCTCGACGAGGCCCTCGCCGGGCCGTCCGCCGACGCCGACGACGACTAGCGGGTGGCGCTCCTCGACCTCGCGAACCTCGCGGGGGAGCTGCTCGACCACGCCGCCGAGATCCTCGACGCGGCGGCCAACCCCGGCCTCGGCGTGCCGGGCGCGCCCGAGCGGCAGGTGCTCGCCGTCAGCGCGCCGGTGTTCGACTTCGGCGCGTGCGATCAGCTCGCGGTGAGCACGTCCCCCGCCGTCCGCAAGGTCACGACCGGCGATCAGCTCGAGACCGCCGTCGGCACCGCCTGCCACGGCATGACGATGGCGGGCCTCCGCGTGTGGCTCACCGGGTGCCTGCCGTCGGTGAAGAGCACCGGGGCCGCCCCGCCGGCCGCCGACCTGAACGCCTCGGCGACCCGCCTGTACGCGCAGGGGTGGGCGCTGTGGTGCGGGCTCGTCAACCGCGACCACGCGGGGACGCTCTTCCCCGTCACCCTCGCCGGGTACCTCAAGCCCGCGATCGTCATCGCCGCCCTCACCCCGATCGCCGCGAGCGGCGGCACGCAGGGGTGGACGATCGACGTCGCCGTTCAGCTCGACCCGGACCCGGCGCTGTAGTGGCCGGGGAGGTCCGCCTCTACCCGGGCGCGCTCGAGCGGCTGCTCACGAGCCCCGCCGGTCCGGTGGGCCGCGACCTGGCGCGCCGCGCTGTGCGCGTCGAGTCGCGCGCGAAGAGCGACCACCCGTGGAAGAACCGCACCGGTCGGCTGCAGGCGTCGATCACGTGGGGCCTCTTCGTGGACGGGAAAGGCCTCTACGCCGCCGTCGGCACGAATGTGTTCTACGCGGCCTTCCTCGAGCTTGGCACGTCGAGGATGCCGCCCTACCCGTTCCTCGTCCCAGCCCTCGCGGCTGCAGCATGACCACACCTCCCGAGAGGACCCACATGACCACGCAGGCCCCGCCATCACCGATCAGCGCAATCCCCCTCATCGTCGCCGGGCATCGCTTCCCGATGGCCCCGACGTGCAACGCCCGGTTCATCGCCTCGGCGCTGAGCCCCCCGATCAGCGAGACCAACCTCGAGGCGATCGAGCGTGTCGCCTCGACGATCGCCGCCCTCATGCTCAGCGAGCAGGACCGCGCGACGTTCATGGGGCTCCTCGGCGACCCGACCGACCCGACCGCCGAGGGTGCGGTCACGCAGGGCGAGCTGCTCGAGCTGTGGGAGGAGGTCGTCGTGCACTACACCGCCCGCCCTACGGACGGGCCGCCGCCGTCATCCTTTGGCTCGGCGACGGTCGGCGGTGGCATGAACTCGACGCCCGTCTCACCCTCGCCGGTGGCCGCGGCCTCGAGCCCCTCCTCGACGACCTCGGCCGACTAGTCAACGTGGCATGGGAGGCGATCATCGACGGTGCCGACACGAAGGAACGGGCACGCCTCGAGCGCCTCTTTCACGTGGACCTCGAGCCGTTCATCCGGCCCCGCCGCGCTGGCCGGCGGCGGGCTCCGGCCGAGGTGGACACCTCAACCGCCGGTGAGAACGTCGGTGCCCTCATGCGGGCGATGACGACGGGCGTGGTGGAGTAGGCCCGTGGGGAGCAACCTCGGAGGCGCGATCGGCGAGGCGACGGTCCGCATCCGGCCGGACACGGCCGGGTTCGACTCGCAGGTCCGCTCGAGCGTCGGTGCGTCGGTGCGCTCGGCGGCGAAGTTCGCCGCCGGTGCGTTCATCGCCGGGGGGCTCATCCGCACCGTCGCCGAGCAGGTCGGGGCGGCGGGTGCCCTGCAGAAGAACCTCCGGGAGTCGGTGGGTCTGCTCGGGCAGGTCGGTGCTCAGGCCGATCGCACCTTCGGGTCGTTCTCCAAGCAGGTCGCCTCCCTCAGCCGCGAGGTCGGCATCGCTCAGTCCGCGATCGGCGACGGGCTGTACGAGGCCCTCGGCGCGGGCGTCCCGAAGGAAAACGCGTTCGAGTTCCTGCGCGTCGCGAGCAAGGCGTCGATCGCGGGTGTCACCGACCTCGACACCGCGGTCGGCGGGCTCACGACCGTCATCAACGCCTTCGGCCTCAAGGCGAGCGACGCCGAGGCGATCAGCGATTCCCTCTTCCAGACCGTCAACGCCGGTAAGCTCACATTCGGGGAGCTGAGCGAGTCGATCTTCAATGTCGCCCCCGTGGCGGCCGCGGCGAACGTGTCGCTGCAGGAGGTCGGTGCGGCGCTCGCGACCCTCACCGCCGGGGGTGTCCCCGCGTCGGTCGCGACGACTCAGCTCCGCTACGCGATCCAAAGCCTCGTGGCCCCGTCGGTCAAGGCCGAAAAGCTCATGGCCCCGGTGTTCAAGAACGCGGGCTTCGAGTCGGGGCAGGCGGCGCTCAAGGCCCTCGGGTTCAAGGACGCCCTCGGCCTCGTGGTCGATGCCGCCGGGGGCTCGTCGATCAAGCTGCAGCGGCTCGTCGGCTCGGCGGAGGCCGTCAACGCGATCCTCACCCTCACGGGGAAGGGATCGAAGCTCTTCACCGATCAGCTCAAGGCGCAGAACAACGCCGCGGGGGTGACGGATAAGGCCCTCGCACAGATCGAGGCCTCGAGCGGCCGGGCCTTCGAGCGGGCGGGGAATGCCGTCCGGAACTTCGGCCTCGAGCTTGGCACCGCCGCCGCGCCGGCGGTCGCATCCTTCGCCGACGACCTCACCGCCGGGCTCAACCGGATCTCGAGCGGCGGGGACTTCCGCCGGACGGTGCAGGGCATCGCCGACGGGGTGCTCGGCTTCCTCACCGACCCACAGACCATCGCCTCGGCTCAGCAGTTCGGCGAGACCGCGATCGCGGTGTTCGGTGCGGTGCGCTCGGCGGCTGAGGCCGTCGCCCCCGCCGTCCGCCTCGTCGCCGACGCCCTCGGGGCGGTCGCCTCGAGCCCCGTCGCCCCGACGATCCTCCTCACCGCCCTCGCGTACACGCAGCTCAGCCGCGCGCTCACCGGGGTCGCCCCGAAGATCCTCGCGGTGCGCGCCGCACAGCAGGCCTCCGCCGCGACGACCGCGACGAGCGTCGCCTCGACGGTCAGCGCGATCGGGCTCGTCGGCCCCTCGAGCGCGAAGGCCGCGGCGACGACGACCTCGAGCCTCGCCCGCATCGGCACCGCCGCCCGCGGCATCGGCACCGGTATCAGCGCCGCCCTCGGCGGCCCCGTCGGCATCGCCACCCTCGGCGTCGCCGCCCTCGCGGCCGTCGCCTTCACCCTCGCCGGGCGTGAGTCCAACGCCGCCGCTCAGGCGCGGGAGTTCGCGGGTGCCCTCCGCGAGCAGGCCGCCGCGAGCGACACCGCCAGCGCCGCCCTCGACCGGCAGAAGGGGGCGCTCGACAACCTCCTCGGGACGCGCGTCGGCGTCGATCAGGCCCGCCAGGGCGTGCAGACCGCGCGGACGCAGGTCGCGCAGGTGCAGGCCGCACCCGCCGATCAGTTCGGCGGGGAGGCGGGTAAGACGCAGGCCCTCACGACCGCGAAGAACGCGCTCGCGCAGGCCGAGAACAACCTCACCCGCGCCCGCCAGCAGGCCGGGGCCGCACAGCAGAAAGCGGTCACGACCGCCGCCGCCGAGCGCGCCGCGGCGGAGGGACAGATCGCCGCCGCCCGCCGCACCGCGCAGGCCGTCGGTGCGTCCACGCTCGAGCAGGCGAAGAACGCCCTCACCATCGGGATCAACCGGCAGGCCGCGATCCGCTTCGCCGCGGCGCAGGACGTGCAGGCCCGCGCCACCTTCACCGCCTCCCAGCGGCTACAGCAGGGTGCGAACACCGCCCGCCAGTCCGCCCGCGCGGTGGACACCTCGACCGCCTCCGGCCGCAAGCTCGCCTCCCAGCTCGTGCAGCAGGCGGGCGCGTCGGACCGCTCGGCGGCGGCGGCCCGCAAGCAAGCGACGGCGAACCTGCAGGCGTCGGTCGCGGCGAACCGGGCGATCGTCAGCTCGAGCAAGACCACCTCCGCGGAAAAGACCGCGGCGCGGGAGCGGCTCAAGACCGCCGAGTCGCTCATCCCTCAGCTCAAGGCGGCGGGCGACCGCGCCGGGAAGGGACAGGGCGACGGGGTGGTCGGCGGGCTCAAGTCAGCGACCCCGAAGGTGAAGGCCGCCGGGAAGCAAGCGGGGTCGGCGGGGGCGCAGGGGGCGGCGCAGGCCGCCCCCGAGGCGCAGGCCGCGGGGCAGACCATCGGCACGA